CTTTTTACCGACAAACTGTGTCAAGTCAATACACTACTGTATGGAGTGCCATTAAAGCTAACAGAATCAGCGCCTTACATCCATGCATAGGGTTATGCAAAATAAGCATTAGACAGATTCTCAAGGCAATGCGACACTCATTATTGGGGTTCGGTATCGGCATTTGCCTCCGTAACCCCTCGTTGAATCGCTCAACCAGCCGCGAAGGCTTCCAAACTTTGGTAATAGATGGGAAAAATTTACAGATAGCGAAGCAGTGATCTGACACTTGGGCGCTATCTGTAAGTTATGCCTAAATACGCACTATCAGGCTTTATGCGCCACCAACACAACTTTGGTAAAGCATTCAAGAATGCTCCGGTACTAATGGGCCAGGACGCGGTCATCTTAGACCATAGGCAAGCAAGGCGCACAGGTGTAAAACTGCCAAAGATTCCACAAAGCGAAGCAAAGCGCATGGCTAACTTCACAAGTTCAGCAGGCATGCTAAATGCAATGCGCGATTTGATTAAGGATTGAAATGCACAATGGCCTAGCAGACCCATGCGTTGAGCACTTCAGGCTTTCCAATGGCGACTTCTCGCCATATGAATTCACCCAATGCGGCCTAAAGCTAGGCACTACCCACGGCGACCAATACGCCGCACCATGGATTACACCCGGATATAACAACTACATTACAGACGATTACGGGCGCTGGACACTGAGAAAAAATAGATGGTTTGGCAAAGTTGACGCTAAGTTATCCACAGTGGCATAATTCATGCATGCGTTCAATTTTAGAAAGCTAAAGAATCATGCCATTCCAGAAGGGCAGAGCCAAAACTGGCGGTAAGGTAGCTGGAAAGCCCAACAAGAGCACGGTAGAGTTTCGGGAGACGGTAACAGCCTTACTGTCGGAAAACGCTCCTAATGTCTCTATTTGGCTTGCACAAGTTGCAAATGGCCACGGTGAGACAAAGCCAGCGCCTGAGAAAGCCCTAGACCTGATGGCAAAGCTGGCAGAGTATGCCGCGCCTAAGCTGGCCAGGACTGAGCATTCTGGGCCAGATGGTGGGCCAATGAAGACTGTTATCGAGTGGCAGTCAAAACCATAGTTATTCCCTACGGGCCTAGAGACGCCTTTAAAGCGTTCCACAACAGGCGGCAGCGTTGGGCCTGCTTAGTAGCCCACCGGCGTGCAGGCAAAACAGTCGCATGTATCAATGACCTGATAAAACGGGCATTCACTGACGGCAAGCCTGATGGCCGATATGCCTACATAGCCCCGTTTTATAGCCAGGCCAAGTCGATAGCTTGGGACTATCTCTTGCGATACACAGCAGACGTGCGCGTCACTGCTAACCCATCAGAACTCTGGGTTGAACTGCTAAACGGTGCCAGGGTTAGGCTATTCGGCGCCGATAACCCCGACGCTTTACGGGGCATGTACCTTGATGGCGTGATATTGGACGAGGTGGCCGACATGCGCCCTCGGGTGTGGGGTGAGATCATCCGGCCACTGCTATCAGACCGCGAGGGATGGGCGGTATTCATCGGCACGCCAAAGGGCCACAACTTTTTCTATGATATTTGGAAGATGGCCAACGATAGCTCCGAATGGTACGCCGCCAGCATCCGGGCCAGTGAATCAGGGCTAATCAATGCCGCCGAACTGGCAGACGCCAGCCGGGGCATGACTGATGACCAATACCAGCAGGAGTTTGAATGCAGCTTCGAGGCCGCGATTCTTGGGGCTTACTACGGCAAAGAACTACGGGTTTTAGAGGATGAGGGCCGGATAACTAGCGTGCCATACGACCCACTGCTGCCAGTGTCTACTGCTTGGGACTTGGGCTATCACGACGACACGGCAATCTGGTTCTACCAGGTCACACATACCGAAATACACCTGATTGACTACTATTCCGGCTCAGGGCTATCTATTGAGGATTACGCCCAGGTGGTGACTGACAAGCCCTACAAATACGCAAAGCACTGGCTGCCCCACGACGCAAGAGCGAAGACCCTCGCCAGCGGTGGCCGGTCGATTATTGAGCAATTGGCTACGCTTATGGGCGGCATCAGTAAGCTGGTCATCGCGCCTAATCTAAGCATTCAGGACGGCATCCAGGCGGTGCGGATGATGCTTCCCCGGGTCTGGTTTGACAAGTCAACCTCGGACGCCGTGGAGCTATTGAAACAATATCAGCGGGAATGGGACGAGGATAAAAAGGCCTTCCGGGACAAGCCAAGGCACGATTTCACAAGCCATTGCGCGGATGCTTTGCGGATATTAGCGGTAAGTTTCAGAGAAAATTTGACACCAACCCCGGGAAAACCCTTAGAATATGCGTTAAAAGGCGAAAACGGCAGAATCGTCACGGCGACCCTAAACGATCTCTGGTCTATGACTCCTAAGCGAAACAAAAGGATTTAATATGGCCGGTATCAGCAATCCAGGGTTTACAGCAGTACCCCTAAGCGCCACAGGCTCTGCCAAAACAGGCGCAGGCGTTATGGGCGGTATTCTCGTCGGTACTAGCACAGCGCTAACCCTTAAAGTATGGGACAGCCTGAGCGCATCAGGCACCGTGATTCTTGAGACTACCGCCGCGCTAACCGCTGGCACTTACCTGACGATCCCCGCGTGCTTTAGCACTGGATGCTTTATCACTGTCGGCGGCACCGGAACCTTCACCGTATTCGTCGGCTAATATGGATTGGAAAGCCCGATACCTAAGCAATGAGCCATTGCTGGTAGGCGATGTTATGTACGCCCGCGGCGTCACCACTGACTATGGGGTAAAGCTAATCACTGACGCCTTATTCACTGTGGTTGATGACTATGGTAACACAGTCGGCTGGAGAACGGCTAAATGAACTCCTCAAAGGACTGGTTCAACGCGCTTGAGCTGTCTAAGAAAGAGCTTGAGAAGTTCAGCGAGCGCGGCGATAAGATCGTCAAGCGCTACAGGGACGATCGCTCAGAGTTTGGCGCAGGCCGTCGATATAACATCCTATGGTCAAACATCAGGACGCTGCTTCCTGCTGTCTATGCCAAAAAGCCCCGGGCACAGTGTGAGCGCCGCTGGAAGGATAAAGACCCAGTAGGCCGCACAGCATCGCAGATTCTGGAGCACTCGCTTCAGTTTGAGATTGACGAATATCCCGACTACGACGCAGCGCTAAAAAACAGCGTACTTGACCGGCTACTGCCTGGGCGTGGTGTTGCTTGGGTGCGTTATGAGACTGCCCCGCATGAATGTTCGCCAGTTGATTACATTTTCTGGAAGGACTTTAGGCATTCACCTGCCCGCACATGGGACGAAGTGACGTGGGTTGCCCGCCGCGTCTATATGTCCAAGGCAGAGGGGGTTAAGCGCTTCGGTGAAGAGTTCAGCAGCGTTCCAATGACGCACGAGCCGATTGGCATTGAGGAGATGAAGCGCGAGGGCGCTAACACTGAGACGATGAAAAAGGGCATCGTGTGGGAGATATGGGACAAGACGACTAAAAAGGTCTACTGGGTAGGCGTTGGGTGCGAGACCATCCTAGACGAAAAGGACGACCCGCTTGAGCTTGATCAGTTCTTCCCGTGCCCTAAACCCCTGTTTGCCACGCTGACAACGGACACCCTCGTCCCTGTTGCTGATTACGTCCTGTATCAAGACCAAGCCTCGGAAATCGACACGCTGACAGAGCGTATTGCCAAACTGACAGAGGCAGTGAAGGTTGTCGGCGTGTACGACGCAAGCCAGACCGGCGTGCAGCGCATGCTCAATGAGGGCGTGGACAACACGCTAATCCCTGTTGATACATGGGCCGCATTTGGTGAAAAGGGCGGCTTAAAAGGCTCTGTGGACTTCCTTCCTGTTGACATGGTGGTTATGGCTCTGAAAGAGCTTTACGCCGCCCGTGAACAAGCAAAGCAGGTAATCTACGAAGTCACCGGATTATCAGACATTATCCGTGGTGCATCGGTGGCCAGCGAGACTGCGACTGCTCAACAAATCAAGAGCCAATATGCCAGCCTTCGCCTGAAGGAAATGCAAGCCGATGTGGCTAGGTTTGCTAGTGACATTCTGCGAATCAAAGCGCAGATTATGTGCGCTTTCTACCAGCCGCAGACGCTGGTTGATATGTCTGGCCTCGCGCAGTCAGCTGATGCGCAGTTCATCCCGCAGGCCATTCAGCTATTGCAGAACGACACCCTACGGTCATTCCGTATAGAGGTTGAGTCTGACTCCCTGGTTGAGCTTGACGAAGTGCAGGAAAAGCAGGACAGGATGGAATTCTTGACCGCTGCCGCTGGATTCATTGAAAAAGCCATTCAAGCCCCGCCAGAACTTGCGCCCCTGTTGGGTGAAATGATGATGTTTGGTGTCCGGTCATTCAAGGCCGGGAAAAGCATGGAGGGGCCGCTTGAGCAATTCATTGAACAAGCTACAGAACGCGCTAAACAGCCCCAACAGCCGCAGCCTAACCCTGAGTTGCTGAAACTCCAAGCCACACAACAAACAGAACAAGGCCGGATGCAGTTGGAGCAGGCCAAGATGGCCGCACAGCAACAGGCAGAACAATTGCGCCTTCAAACGGACATGCAGGCTAAACAGCAGGCTGATGAACTTGCGGCACAGCTTGAGCAGCAAAGAATGGCACACGCCGCCATGCTTGAGCAGTCCAAACAAGAGCATGAAAAAGCGCTTAAGCAGATGGAGCTTGAGGCTAAGGCCCAGATGGAGCGCGAGAAGTCTGAGCTTGATAATGCAACGAAGATTCAAGTCGCGCAAATCAGCGCGCAGAACGCACTAGATACCGCAGGCATCGCAGCCAATAGCGCAGCATCGCAAGAGGTTGTCGAGGAGCTTGGCGAAGATGGTGAACCAAAGCCTGACCCGATAGAAACACTCGCGCAAATGCATGGCGAATCGTTGCAGCGCATGGAACAATTGATGGCGCATCTTGCCAAACCGAAGCAGCTAATCCGTGGCCCTGATGGCCGTGCAAT